GGCTCCTAAACAAACGGAGTCTCGCTGTGAAAAACCATGTCTCAAATGTTCAACCTGGACGGAAAGTTACCCGGCCATTTCCGAACGTCGCCACCCGCATCGCCATCGATGAAAACGAGCTTTCCCAGCGCTGGGGTCTTTCAGTCAAGACCCTGCGCCGCTGGCGTCAAGAAAAACTCGGACCCATTTTTTGCAAGATGGGTGCCCGGGTCACGTACCTCATCTCTGAGATTGAAGCCTACGAGCGTCGCGTCTCACGTCATTCCACCTTCTCTTCAGCTTACCAGTGAAGGAGGACATGACCATGACCAATCTGTCCGTCTTTCTGGCTGACCTCGCAGGACTGTCCACAAACCAATTCGTCAAACTCACGCCCGGTGAAAAGCTGGAGGCAGACCGCTACCTTGACAAACTTAGCACGGCGGTGAAGCTCTCCCGTGCCAAGTTAGATGCCGCGCTGCTGCAATGTTATGGCGAGCGTGCAAAAGCCGCGCTGCTGGAGTCAGACCGAGATTTTGGCACAGCTCACATCACTGATGGTCCGCTGCGCATCAAGTTTGACCTTCCAAAAAAGGTCACATGGGATCAACTAGGCCTCAACGACAGGCTTCAGCGCATCGTCGCTGCGGGCGAGGATGTCAAAAGCTATATCGACATCAAGCTGTCGGTGTCCGAGTCCCGTTACACCAACTGGCCACCGGCGTTGCAGCAGCAGTTTGCCGGTGCGCGCACCGTGGAAGGTGGAAAACCGTCCTTCACGCTGTCCCTCGACCAGGAGGTGCTGTGATGGAGCAGTTGCAGTTTCACCCAGTCAGTGAGATTTTCCCGAGCATGCCCCAGGCTGAATTCGACGCGCTGGTGGCCGACATCACGGCAAATGGACTGCGTGAGCCCATCCACATCTTGGGAGACAGCGTCGTTGATGGTCGCCACCGGTACCGCGCCTGCTTGCAGGCAGGTGTTGAGCCACAGTTCGTCGTGGTGCCGGACGGAACTGACTTGAACGCCTTGGTCATCAGCCTGAACCTACGTCGGCGACACCTCGATGAGAGCCAGCGCGCAATGGTGGCAGCCAGACTGGAAACCTTGAGCCATGGGCAGCGCGCCAGTTCGGCCAGAGATGCAAATTTGCATGTCTGCACCCGTGATGAGGCTGCACAGATGTTGGCTGTTTCACCTCGGTCAGTTGCCAACGCGGCCAAAGTGCAAGCTGACGGTGTCCCAGAGCTTGCCGTTGCGGTTGATAGCGGCGTGTTGGCCGTATCGACTGCTGCGGAGCTGGCGCGTCTTCCAGAAGCCACTCAACGGGAGGCTCTCACCCGCACGCCCCAAGAGATTCGCGCCATTGCCCAAGATGTGGGCAACCGCATTCAGAGCGCTGGCGTGGTTGGCCAGTCTGCGGTGCGCATCTTCGATGAGGTTGCTCAGGAGGCTGGACTTGACGGCGCGCAGCAACTCGCCGTTGTCCAAGTCCTCAAGGATCAAGCAACTCCGCTGCCAACGCCGATAGAGGCAAAGCGCATCGCGTCCGAGGGTGCCAAAGGTCTGCTGGTTCTCGGCAGTGATGGCTGCTACCACACCGCACCCGGTGACCCGCAGGAGAACGCGCGCATGCAGCAATGGCTGAACTTGCGCGAGGGACTTGAGCCTCTGGCCAAGCTGAAATTTTCAGCAGATGAGGCCTTTGCATCCATTCCTTCCTACCAGCAGAAAAACGTCACCGCCTGGCTCTCCAGCGCAGTGCCTTACCTCAATCACCTCAATTCACTTTGGAGCCAAACCCATGCGTAATCCAACCCTCACCCATCTGCGCGAAGCAGTTCGCAATGAAATCAGCCAGGCCTTCGATTCTCTGGGCTTTGCCAAACCGCGAGACATCGCAAAACTGGTCTGCACGGCCAACCCCGACAGCATTGCCGCCATTGGTGCTCAGTTGGCAGAAAACGCCATTACTGATGTCGCACGGCGTGAACTTAAAAACAGCACCAAAAGCTGTGAGTCGAGCATGCAAATGCTGCTCCCTGGTGTGCCCGAAGTGATGGCACGTCTGCTGCCACCGGCCATCAGCATCCCCAGTGAAGACGACTCAAACGACGAGGGTGTGGTCTATAAGCCACTGGCCAAAGTCACCTTTGGTGAGCTGGGCGCACACCTTGACATGCTTACAAACCAGATTCAGGCCGACATCAGTCGTCACCGGGCTTTGACCGAACTCCATGACATGGCGCTGGCCATGGGAGCCATAGGCGACAACTGTGTGTTTGATGTCCTTGGTGCTTCAGAGCACCTTGAAGCGGAGGTGGCGTAAATGGCACTTCCCATCATCACTGCTGACCAGCGTCGCGCGCAGCGTCAAGGTGTCAAGATCGTCATTCTGGGCGTGAGTGGCATCGGTAAAACGACCCAGCTGAAATTTCTCGAAACCCACTCCACTTTATTCATCGACTTGGAGGCGGGTGACCTGTCTGTCTCCGACTGGGATGGCGACTGCTTGCGGCCGCGCACCTGGCCAGAGTTCCGTGATTTGGTGGTCTATTTGGCAGGGCCCAACCCGGCGCTCCCCGAGCAGTCACCGTTCTCAACGGCGCACTTTGACCATGTCTGTTCGGTCTACGGTGACCCGGCCAGCCTGGACAAGTATCAGACTTACTTTTGCGACTCCATCACGGCACTCTCACGGCTGTGCTTTAACTGGGCCAAGAGCCAGCCAGCAGCGTTTTCTGACCGCACCGGCAAGCCAGATTCACGCGGCGCGTATGGCCTTTTGGGTCAGGAAATGGTCACTGCGCTCACCCATCTTCAGCACGCCCGTGGCAAGAACGTGGTGTTCGTGGCCATCCTGGATTGCAAGACGGATGACTTCGGCCGCAAGGTGTTTGTGCCACAGATTGAGGGCAGCGCCACAGCATTGCAAATTCCAGGAATCGTGGACGAGTTGGTGACTTTGGCTGAAATCAAGGCTGAAGACGGTACCTCGTACCGAGCATTTGTCACCCAGACCATCAACCCTTACGGTTACCCGGCCAAAGACCGCAGTGGTCGCTTAGACCTGCTGGAGCCGCCCGATTTGGGCGCACTCATTGCCAAGTGCGCTGGCAATGACACGCACGCATCCATCACACAAACCCTCTCTATCACTGATTCCAAGGAGTAATTCAAATGAACGACAACAACATGACCCTCAACGCTTGGTCTGACTTTAACGATGCCGAAGCCCAGCAGTCGGGTTTTAACCTTATCCCTAAGGGTGCGCTCGTGCCGGTGCTGATGACGTTCAAAGCTGGTGGCCATTACGACGCCAGCCAAGGCTGGACCGATGGCTACCCCACTCAGTCCTCCAAAACCGGGGCGGTCTATCTGGCGGCCGAGTTTGTTATCACTGGCGGCGAATATGCCAAACGAAAGATGTGGTCGAACATCGGGCTGTACTCACCCAAGGGGCCAACCTGGACGCAAATGGGCAGAACCTTCGTGCGTGCTGCGCTCAACAGTGCCAGAGGCGTCCTGCCGCAGGACAACAGTCCCCAAGCTGTCGCCGCCCGGCGCATCCAGGGGTTTGTTGATCTTGACGGTCTGGAATTCGTGGTGCGCGTGGACATCGAAAAGGACGACCGGGGTGAGGACCGCAACGTGGTCAAGATGGCCATCGAGCCAGATCATCCTGAGTACGCACGCATCATGGGTGTGCCCTCCAAGTTGAAAGCCACAGCGCCAGCACCAAGCAATCCGGCAACACCGGCGCCAGCAGCAACACCAGGGCAGACCAACGCCACAGCAGCAGCGCCAGCACCGCAACGCGCAGCACCCGTGTCGGGCAAACCCGCCTGGGCGCAGTGAGGAGTGCCAGCTATGTATGCCTCTTTACCTATGCCGCAGGCTTACCACCCGGCTTGCTTTAGTGACGCCTCGCAGTACCAGCAGTGGCGCACCTATGCCGTCAAGACCCGTGCCGGTGACAGCGACTTCTGCACCGACTGCACCCGTGCCTACCAGCACCAGATGATCAAACAGTGCCGCTGTCTGCACGCCAAAACCCGCTTCTTTGTTGACTGCGATGGTTATACCGAGGGTCGTCGCCCAGTTGAAGAACGTCTTGTCAATTGCAAGAAGAAAGGTAGGCGATGAAATGCTGGGTCTGTTCACGTCAAGCCCGGGGGTACGGTCATACCGACACCCGGCATCGCACAGGACAGGCCCAGCGGTATCCGCTGGACTGGGTCTTCTGTTCCGAGCGCTGTCAAAAAGCGTTTCACGCCATGTATGGCAACTGGGTGCGTTTGCAAGACGACCTGGTCGACAGCAAGGGGGCGACCATGGTCAATCTCTCTTAAGTTGAGCAAAACGCCATGGTCAAGTGCCTCAAGGCCTTCGGCGAAGCAGCCGGTGCCATTGGGTTCACAAAACCACTGGGCGACTATTCTGAGTCTGAAGCCTTGGCGGTCATCGACTCAATCGTCACCTGCTTTACGCAGGCCATGGTGGAGCACCACGAGAAATCTAAATACCCACCGGTGCGTGGTCTGCCAGAGGTTCCAGATCCCATGGCGAATCTGGTCGCCAATCCGTTTGCCGACATGGAAAACGATCTGCCCTGGGAGGATGCCAAATGATGGACTTCAACTCATCATCAAGCGTCAGCGGCCAGATCAGCACGCTGATTGATCTGGGTCTGCAAAAGACCCGCTCCAAGGAGAAATCCCGCCAGTATCTGGGCGCATCTCGTCTCGGCGTGTCGTGCGAACGCGCCCTGCAATACGAGTACGCCCA